CCAGCGTCTCGGTGCCTTCGGTGTCGTCGCGGATGTTGGCGATCTTCCTGATCTGGTCCTCGATCTTGCGACGGTCGGCTGTGGCGATGCTCTCGCTCTCCTTCGCAACCAGCCACATCTTGGCCAACACTTCGGCGTCGGTGACGCTCTCGATCAGCTTGCCGGTGTTCATCATTATCGTGTGCTGGAAAAGGATGTAATCCCGGCGATCATTGACGTTCATGCCTTGCCTCCGATCTTTGCAATGGCTGCATTGAGGTCCGGCGCTTCCCACATGTCCAGCTTCCCGCTGCGGTCCTTGGCAAGCCAGAGGCCGTCGCTGTCGCACATCAGGGCGCGCTGGGTGCCACCTTCGCTGTCCTTCTCGACACGCAGCGCCAGCACCTCGTCGAAGAAGTAGGGCAGTGCCTGGCCGGTCTTGTTGCCAGGCATCGATGGCGCATACAGCACCCGGCCCATCTCGTCCTGCGTCTTCTCCAGCTTGGCGCTCATGTAGATGTGGCGGCCAGGCAGGTCGCGGAATGCGCGAATGATGTCGGCCATCTGCTCCTGCATTGCACCGTAGGCTTGGCGTGGGTCTTTGGTCGCCTTCTTCTCAGCGTTGAGCACCACCTCGGCGATCTCGCTGATGGAGTCGAGCGCCACCGACTTGAATGCCTTGGCCTCGTCTGCCTCGGTCAGCCACTTGTAGACCTCCTGCAGCGTGGCCATGTCGCTGATCTCGATGAAGGGCAGGTCTGCGTCCTGGATGGACAGCAGGCCGCCTTCAGCCGACAGCACGATGGGGCTGGGGAGGGTCTTGATCAGCGAGGTCTTACCTGCGCCGGCCTGGCCATAAACCAGGACTTTCACACCGTTGGCAGCAAGGCTGCCGGTAGTTTTCACGTTGATTGCCATGAGTGGCTCTCCTTCTTGGTTGCTGCGCCTTCGGCCAATTCCGTTCGCGCAGTGGTTGCACTGTGCCACAAAAAAATGTAGCATGTCAACACCCGACCAAAGTTTTTTTATAAAGGCCCAAAACATGATGACCCTAGAGCAGATTCGCAAGGCTTTGTCCGACAGGATGCCGGCCAAGGTAGCGGAGGCCACTGGCCTGCACTACAACACCATCCGAGAGGTCAGGGATAACCCGGACGCCAACCCGACGTACAAGGTGCTGCTGGCGTTGTCCACCTACTTGGAAAGCCGCAACAATGACAACCAAGGCTGAAGCAGCACTGACCTACGCATCCTGGGGCTGGCATGTCCTGCCTGTCGTGCCCAATGGCAAGGTGCCTGCCACCCAGCATGGCGTTAAGGATGCCACCACAAACCTTGAGCAGATTGCCAGGTGGTGGGCACAGAACCCAGATTTCAACATCGGCATTGCAGCCGGCGAGCGCTCCGGCATCGTGGTCTTTGATGTGGACCCCAGGAATGGCGGCGATTCATCTTGGGCCACATGGCTGCAGACCAATGGCAAGACCCCAGACGGTGCCATGCAGATGACCGCTGGCGGTGGTGAGCACCACATCGGCGTCTACCATCCGGAGATCAGGTCGTGCAAGCTGTGCGAAGGCGTGGACCTCCTAGCCGATGGTCGGTACTTTGTGGCCTTCCCATCCAGCATCGAGGGCCGCACCTACGAGTGGGAGGCATTGTCTGACCCATTTGATGGCGTGGCCCCATTCAGCATCCCAGAGACCTGGATACAGTCTTACAGGGCCATGAGAAAGCCTGAGAGCCGCCAGGTGGCCAACACAGGCGGCGGTCTGATCCAGGGCAGCCGCAACAACGGCCTGACGGCCCTGGGCGGCACAATGCGGCGCTACGGCATGACAGAGGCCGAGATCATGGCGGCGCTGTCGATTGCCAATGAGACCCGCTGCGAGATACCGCTACCATCCTCCGAGCTGTCCCAGATCGTCAAGTCGGTCTGCCGATACGAGCCGGAGTCGGACGTGGCAGCGTCCACCAGCATTGGCAGCGACGCAGCCGAGGCGATCCTGGAGGCCACCAGGGCGGAGGTGCAGGAGTATTACTTCACCAGGGCAACGTCCTACCTCGGGCAGCCAGCTCCGTTGCGGTGGATCATCAAGGGCTGGATTCCAGACAGCGGCGTCAGCATGGTCTACGGCGAGTCCGGGTCTGGCAAGACCTTCATCACGCTGGACATGGCATGCCACATCGCTGCCGGCCTGCAGTGGCACGAGCACAAGACAAAGCCTGGCCTGGTGGTCTACATGGCCGGTGAGGGCAACTATGGCCTGCGCCAGCGGGTGACCGCCTGGTGCAAGACGCACGGTGTCCAGAATCTGGACAACCTGCTGATCTCGAACAAAGCCATCGACATTGACAGCCCAGCCGCTGCGGCCCAGATCATCAATGCAGTGCGTGAGATCACCCAGGACGATGCGGTGGCCATCTTCATCGACACGGTCAACAACCACATGTCAGGCGATGAGAACAGCGCCAAGGACACCCGCAACATGCTCAACGCCTGCAACATCGTGGCACGAGCACTGAGCGCCAGCGTGTGCCTCAATCACCACACAGGGCATGCGGCCGAGTCCAAGCAGCGCGCACGAGGCTCAAGCGCCTGGAAGGCTTCGCTCGACGCATCGATTCTGGTGACCAAGAACGACGACAGCATCGAGATTTCCTGCACTAAGATGAAGGACGCCGAGCCTCCGAAACCGTTCTTCGGCAAGCTGCAAATCGTGCCGCTTGGCTGGATCGACGAGGATGGCGAGGAAATTAAAGGTGCAGTATTTGTAATCGAAGAAAATGCTCCTGAGCAAAAGCCGAAAAAAGAATCTGAGATTCAAAAAGATATTCGGAAATTTACAAATGCGTGGTGGCATTCTGGCGCAGAAGAACGAGATGAAATGCCTTATTTGTCTCGCAGCGCATTGCTTGAATATCTCACGACAAATGAAGGACTGACAGAATCGACTGCAAAAACATATGCGCAGGAAAGCAAAAAAGGCCGACTGATTTATAATCTGCTGAACGCTCAGATTATCGTGGCTCACCAGCATGGCTGGGTGGTCTCCGACAACGTCACGGCGGCGACTTTGATGGTTCGCAGGGCAGAAAAGTAGGGTGGGACAAATGGGACAAGACAGGACAAAGTGGGACAAATGTCCCGAGGACAAGGCGTCGGCAGCCTGGGACAGGACAGGACACACACCTATAGGGTGTGTCCCATTGTCCCAGCCACGATGTGGCGAAAATTGACCCGGAAGGAGGCAACCTGTGGATAACTGCAAGACCTGCGGATCAGACCAACTCAAGATCGGCATCACCAACATCGCATCAGGTGCGACCGTGTATCCGATTTACTGTGCAGCGTGTGGTGAGGTATTCGGAAAATATGTGAAGAAAAGAATCGCGCAAGAATATGCGCAAGAAAATGGACCACTGCAATATGTGAAAACTAAAACCGCAGAATATATCGAGCGAAAACAAATTCAAATTAAATGTGAAGTGTGCAATGCAAACGAAGGTGAATTACATCACTGGGCACCTCAGCATTTATTCGGCGCTGAAGCTGCTCGGTGGCCTGTTGGCTATCTTTGCCGCGCATGTCATCGCAAGTGGCATGATCGTGTGACACCTGAAATGGGGAAAGTGAAATGAGCACAGCAAACGACACCCAGGTCGGCGGCCAGCACTACAAGGCCAAAACCATCCATCCCTGGGACTACATCGCGGCCAACGGCCTCGGGTACTTCGAGGGCAACATCGTCAAGTACGTCAGCCGATGGCGTGACAAAGGAGGCTTGGACGACCTGCGCAAAGCCAGGCACTACTTGGACAAGCTGATCGAGTTGGAGGAGAATGCAGCATGGCTGGAAAGAAGCCGCTGGCCATTACTTCTGCGGCGACTTCACGTTGACCACGGTGATCGACGATGACGTCGATCTGAAGTCAATGAAGAAGGAACAGCTCATCGAGATGATCAACGAGATCAGGAACAAGGCCAGCGTGCAGCATGACCACGAAATCCCACAAAACCAATCCAGCCGACAAGGTCGAGCAGTGGCCCATCGAAAAACTGGTGCCCTACGCCAAGACCGCCACCCATGCAGATACTGGAAAACCTTTTGCGGAGGTTAAGCATGGCAACGAAGAAGCCAAAAACTGAAAAATCGGTCCCAAAAAAACGTGGGCCAAACGGCGGCGCTCGGGAAGGCGCTGGCCGACCAGCCTTCCAGCCGACTGACGCAGAGCGCAAGCAGGTCGAGGCCATGTCCGGCTACGGCCTGCCAATCGAGCAGATCGCAATCCTGGTGCGTGGCGGCATTGACACCGACACGCTGCGCAAGCACTTCGCCACCGAGCTGGTGGCAGGCAAGGCCAAGGCCAATTCTGGCGTCGGTCGCACCCTGTTCCAGAAGGCGATGGGCGGCGACACGGCGGCCATGATCTGGTGGTCCAAGACACAGATGAAGTGGAAGGAAACCCAGGCGCATGAGCTGACCGGCGCAGACGGCGCGCCCCTGGAGTTTGCAAAGATCGAACGAGTGGTCATCCGTGGCAAAGCAGACGCTGAAAATTCAGACGCCTGAGTGGGCGCTGCCGCTGCTGCAGCCGGCGCGCTACAAAGGCGCACACGGCGGCCGTGGCTCTGGCAAGTCGCACACCTTTGCCGAGATGCTGATCGAGGCGCACATCATGGACCAGACCAGCTGCAGCGTCTGCGTGCGCGAGGTCCAGAAGTCACTGGCGCAGTCGGTCAAGCGCCTGCTCGAACTCAAGATCGAGTCCATGAATGCAGGTGCCTACTTCGAGGTGCAAGAGGCCGTCATCAAGTCCAAGAAAGGCGACGGCCTGATCATCTTTCAGGGCATGCAGAACCACACGGCCGACTCGATCAAGTCACTCGAAGGCTACGATCGAGCCTGGGTGGAGGAGGCGCAGTCGCTGTCTCAGCGCAGCCTGGACCTGCTGCGGCCGACCATCCGAAAGCCAGGCTCTGAGCTGTGGTTCACATGGAACCCGAGCCAGGCCAGCAACCCGGTCGATCACCTGCTGCGTGGCGACAAGCCACCACCAGACGCCACGGTGATCGAGGTCAACTTCGACGACAACCCTTGGTTCCCCGATGTCCTGCGCGCCGAGATGGAGTACGACCTGGCGCGCGACCCGGACAAGTACGCACACGTCTGGCGTGGTGGCTACCTGCAGAACAGCAGCGCTCGCGTCTTCCGCAACTGGCGCGTCGATGAGTTCGAAGCACCGAAGGACGCCATCCACAGGCTCGGCGCTGACTGGGGCTTTGCCACAGACCCGACCGTCTTGGTGCGCTGCCACATCATCGGCCGCACGCTCTACATCGACCACGAGGCTTACATGGTCGGCTGCGAGATCGTCAACACGCCAGAGTTGTTTATGACCGTGCCGGAGGCCGAGAAGTGGCCCATCGTGGCCGACAGCTCCAGGCCGGAGACAATCAGCCACATGCGCAAGAACGGCTTCCCGAAGATCATGCCGGCCGTCAAGGGCGCGAAGTCGGTTGAGGAGGGCGTCGAGTGGCTCAAGTCCTACGACATCGTCGTCCACCCGCGCTGCACGCACACCATCGACGAGCTGACCTTCTACAGCTACAAGACCGATCCATTGACCGGAAAAGTCCTGCCAATCCTGCAGGACAAGAAGAATCACGTCATCGACGCGCTGCGGTATGCGTGCGAAGGTGTCCGCAGGGCTGCGGTGGTTTCCCGGTCCGTTGACTTCAAACCATTGCCGGTGACGAGTAAATGGTAGAAAATACTTGAAAATAGGGGCGAGATATGGCACGCATGTCCAAAGAGCAATATCTGAACAACCTGCACACAGATGCGTTGACGCAGTTCAACGACATCCAGACGGCCCTGCGTGACGAGCGCCTGCAGTGTCTGCAGGACCGGCGCTTCTACAGCCTGGCCGGTAGCCAGTGGGAAGGCCCACTCTGGGACATCTACGAGAACAAGCCGCGCTTCGAGGTGAACAAGATTCACCTGTCGGTGATCCGCATCATCAACGAGTACCGCAACAACCGGATCACGGTGGACTACACGCCCAAGCCTGGCCAGGACGACAAGTTGGCCGAGACGTGCGACGGCCTGTACCGTGCCGACGAGAAGGACAGCGTGGCCGACGAGGCATACGACAATGCCTTCGAGGAGGCGGTGGGCGGTGGATTCGGTGCCTGGCGTCTGCGCAACGTCTACGAGGACGACGAGGACGAGGACAACGAGCACCAGCGCATCCTGATCGAGCCGATCTTCGACGCCGACAGCTCGGTGTTCTTCGACCTGAACGCCAAGCGCCAGGACAAGTCCGATGCGCGCTACGCCTTCGTGGTCACCTCGATGACCCGCGCCAGCTACAAGGAAGAGTGGGGCGACGACCCGACCGACTGGCCCAAGATCATCCACCAGTACGAGTTCGACTGGTGTACGCCTGATGTGGTCTACGTCGCCGAGTATTACCGGGTTGAGGACGTGACCGAGACCGTGCGCATCTTCCGAGCCATCGACGACACCGAGGAGCGCTACCGCCAAGCCGACTTCGATGCTGACGAGTCACTCGAAGAGACTCTGGCGGCCATCGGCAGCGTTGAGGTGCGCCAGCGCAAGATCAAGTCGCGCAAGGTCCACAAGTACATCATGTCGGGCGGCCGCATCCTGGAGGACGCCGGCTACATCGCCGGCAAGGAAATCCCCATCGTGCCGGTCTACGGCAAGCGCTGGTTCGTGGACAACGTCGAGCGCTGCATGGGCCAGGTGCGCCTGGCCAGGGATGCCCAGCGCCTGAAGAACATGCAGCTCAGCAAGCTGGGCGAGATCAGCGCGCTGTCCAGCGTCGAGAAGCCGATCCTGACGCCTGAGCAGGTCACTGGCCACCAGATGATGTGGGCAGACGACAACATCCGAAACTACCCCTACCTGCTGATCAACCCGATCACCGGCCCGGACGGCAGCCAGCAGGTCAGCGGCCCGGTGGCCTACACCCGCAGCCCACAAATCCCGCCTGCGATGGCTGCGCTGATGCAGATCACCGAGCAGGACATGCAGGACATCTTAGGCAGCTCGCAGCAGGCCGACAAGATGGTCTCGAACATCTCCGGCAAGGCCATCGAGATGATCCAGACCAGGCTGGACATGCAGACCTTCATCTACATGTCCAACTTCGCCAAGGGCATGCAGCGCTGCGGCGAAATCTGGCTGAGCATGGCGCGCGACATCTACGTCGAAGAAGGCCGCAAGATGAAGACCATCAGCGCGAACGACGAGGTCGGCATGGTCGAGCTGATGAAGCCGACCGTCAGCGAGACCGGCGAGATGGTCATGGAAAACGACTTGAGCCGTGCCAAGTTCGACGTGAACGTTGAGGTCGGCCCGTCCAGCACCAGCAAGCGCGCGGCCACTGTCCGAGCACTGACCGGCATGATGGCCATCACCGACGACCAGCAGACCAAGCAAGTGCTGCAGGCAATGGCCATGATGAACATGGAAGGTGAGGGCATCGGCGACGTGCGCGACTACTTCCGCAAGCAGCTCGTGCGCATGGGCGTGGTCAAGCCGACCGAGCAAGAGCAGAAAGAGATGATGGTCGAGCTGCAAGGCCAGCCTGAAGACCCGAACAAGGTGTTCCTGCAGGCTGCAGCCGAGGAGGCCATTGCCAAGGCGGCCAAGGCGCGTGCCGACACGGTCAAGACCGTGGCCGACGCCGGCCTGTCGCGTGCCCGGACGGCCGAAACGCTGGCCAAGACTGGCGTGCAGGAACAAAACATGGCGCTGACGGCTCTGGAGGCCGAACAGCAGGCCGTCATGGGTCAACAGGTTCAGCCTGTTGTCAGATGACGTCGAATGCATAAAAATGTGGGAAAACGGCAACCACCCAGCCGTGTCAATGGGTGAGTTTGATGGGGTCAACCGATGAACAAAAGGGCAGTAGTTGTAGACGAGAGCCAAGTGGACGAAGTCGAAGTGCTTGAGGACGAGCCGCAGGAAGTTGAGATCGAAGCTGGTGAGAATGAAGCCGCCAGCGACCAACTGACCGATGGCGAGACCGAACAGCACGAAGAAGAGTCCGACGAGGTGGTCGTCTCCATTGGCGAGGAAGCGCCCCCCGCCGAAGAGGAGCAGCGTGCGCCTGAATGGGTGCGTGAGCTGCGTAAGGCCAACCGCGAGAAAGAGCGACGCATTCGAGAACTCGAAGCCAAGCTGCAGACCACGCAGACTGAGAACAAGCCGGTCGCGCTGGGTACGAAGCCCAAGCTGGAAGAATTCGACTACGACACCGACAGGTTCGAGCAAGCACTGGACGCCTGGTATGACCGCAGGCGGCAGCACGACCTACAGACCGAGATGGTCAGACAGGCCGAGCTGCAGCAGCATCAAGCCTGGCAGGCCAAGCTGGACTCGTACAGCAAGGCGAAAGCCGAGCTGCGAGTGCGTGACTACGAGGACGCCGAGGCTCTGGCCCAGGAGGTCTTCAACGTCACCCAGCAAGGCGTCATCTTGCAAGGAGCTGACAATCCCGCACTGGTTATCTACGCACTCGGCAAAAACCCGAAAAAGGCTGCAGACCTCGCAAACATTAACGACCCCGTGAAGTTTGCCTTTGCGGTAGCGAAACTGGAGAAAGAATTGAAAGTGACCAACCGCAGGGCAGCACCCGCACCAGAGCGCATCGTCCAGGGAACTGGCCGAGTCGCCGGTGCGGTGGACTCAACTCTTGAACGGCTGCGCGCCGAAGCTGAGAAGACTGGAAACTACACCAAGGTGCTCCAATACAAACGGCAGAAGCAAGCAGCATCCAGAAACTGATTTTTGAAATAGGAGCCAATCATGGCAAACGCATTTTCCAAAGAAGAACGGGTCGCCTTTGAGAACCTTCTCGAAGGCTTCCACGACGCATTGGTGCTCTCGCGCAACGTGAGCATCTACAACACCGACCAGACAATGATGGCGCGTACCAACGACCTCATCTGGCGTCCCCAGCCCTACATCGCTCAGTCGATCTCGTCTACTCCCGGCACGCCGATCCCCGGCTACCAGGACATGACGCAGTTGGCCGTTCCCGCCACCATCGGCTTCAGCCGCACGGTGCCGTGGACCATGACCACGCTCGACCTGCGCGATGCACTGCAGGAAGGTCGCCTGGGTGATGCCGCCAAGCAGAAGCTGGCGTCTGACATTAACCTGGCCATTATGAACGCTGCTGCGAACTTAGGCTCGCTGGTGGTGGACGTTGGCGCTCCCGCTGGTACTTATGACGACGTAGCCTTGTGCGACTCGATTATGAACGAGCAGGGTGTGGCCAACTACGACCGCTATCTGGCCCTGTCCAGCCGCGACTACAACGGCCTGGCCGGCAACATCGCCACTGGTGCCTCTGGCACTGCTGCTCGTTCCTTCAACGGCAGCAAGTCGAACAGCGCTTTCGAGCGTTCGTTCGTCGGCATGGTCGCTGGATTCGAGACGTTCAAGTTCGACTACGCCAACCGTCTGACTGCCGCTGCTCCCGCAGCTCCGGTGACCATCGACACCCAGGCTTCAGCGAACAACTACTACGTCCCGGCCGCCACCTCAACGGCTCTGTCAGGCGAAACCCAGAACGTGGACAACCGCTTCCAGACCATCACCGTGAACGCCACGGCTGGTGTTGTGGCTGGCGATTCGTTCACTATCAACGGTGTCGAGGCCGTGCATCACATCACCAAGCAAGGTACTGGCCAGCCCAAGACCTTCCGCGTGGTGAGCGTGCCTGCTGGTGGTACTGACCTGGTCATCACCCCGCCGATCATCTCGGCTCAGGGTGGCTCTGATGCTGAACTCCAGTACAAGAACGTGATCGTGACCCCGCTGGCTGCTGCAGCCATCACCTTCCTGAACGCCAACACCGCTTCGGTGAACGTGTTCTGGCAGCGTGACTCGCTGGAACTCTTGCCTGGTCGCTACGCTGTGCCTGTTGACGCTGGTGCCGCAGTGATGCGCGCTACCACCGACAACGGCATCGAAGTGGTGATGCAGAAGTTCTACGACATCGACAGCATGACGATCAAGTATCGTCTCGACACGCTGTTCGGTGTGGTGAACAAGCAGCCCGAGATGTCCGGCATCTTGTTGTTCAACCAGTAAGCAGCAGGCTAAGGGAAGGGGCTTCGGCCCCTTCTCTTTTTCACCAACAAGGAACGCACCATGCCATTGACCAAGGGTTATTCGCAGAAGTCCATCAGCAAAAACATCTCTAAAGAGATGAAGAAGGGCATGCCGCAGAAGCAGGCCGTGGCCGTCGCGCTGTCTACTGCGCGCACTGCAGCCAAGGCCGCAGGCAAGCCAAGCAAAGCGCCAGCCAAGCCCAAGAAGGCCAAGAAATGAAGGCCGGCCTGTACGCCAACATCTACGCCAAGCGCGAGCGCATAGAGCGCCAGAAGGCCGCAGGCAAAACGCCTGAGCGCATGCGCAAGCCTGGCACCAAGGGCGCGTCGACCAATGCCGCCTTCAAGGCTGCAGCCAAGACCGCAAAGAAGGACAAACGATGAGCCAGTTCCCCTGCTTCGTCTTCCGCGCGCCTGGTGCCATCGTGCGCGCTAGGTACACCTACGACACCATGCTTGTGACCACGCAGGACCATCTCGATCAGCGCCTGGCGTCTAGTTGGTTCCTGTCGCTGGGTGAGGCCATTGAGGCTGCAGGCAGCCGCGCGGCACGCATCAGCAGGGTCAAGCCAAAGCCGCCACGCAAGCCATCCCAGCCCATCGACGGCATCAACCGCCGCCTGGCCAAGCCTCAACCTGTGGCTGCTGCGCCTGAGCCTGCGCCAGCACCTGAGCCGGAGCCGGCCGCGGCCGTGCCTGATGATGGCGCGCCAGTCACCCGCGAGGAGCTGGAGGCCAAGGCCACCGAGCTGGGCATTCCATTCAACGGACGCACGTCCAACAAGAAGCTGACCAGCCTGATCGAGACTGCGCTGGCACAAGCAGCAGGAGGCTGACATGGGGTATAGCAAGCGCCAATTCGTCTACGCAGCGTTCGAGGAGATCGGCCTTGCGTCCTATGTGTTCGACCTGCAACCCGAGCAGCTTGAGGCCGCCAGGCGCAGGCTTGATGCCATGATGGCCGACTGGAACGGCAAGGGCATCAGACTCGGCTACCCGATCCCGTCCAGCCCCCAGGACGGCAGCATCGACGAGCAGACCAACGTGCCGGACTCGGCCTACGAAACGATTATCTGCAACCTGGGCATCCGGCTTGCGCCGAGCTACGGCAAGCAGGTGATGAACGAGACCAAGGCCACGGCCAAGCAAGGCTACGACACCCTGCTGCAGCGCGCGACGTTCCCGCTGGAGCAGCAGTTCCCCAACACCATGCCGTCAGGCGCTGGCAACAAGCCCTGGCGCGTCTACGACAACCCATTCTTGGGCCAGCCTGTCGATCCGTTGACAGCCGGACCGGACGGCCCCATCGAGTACAACTAAGGAGCGAACACCATGCCGCAAATCAATCAACTTCCTCTGCTGGCACAGGTCTCTCCTGGCGACCAGGTTCCCGTCTACAGCCCCAACAACGGCGACGCACGACGCCTGCCGATCAGCCAGCTCCTGGCCTACTTCCAGCAGACGTTCGCCAGCCCCACGCTGGCCACCAACGTCTACACGCCTAGCACTGGCTTCAACCTGCCTGTGCCCACGCCTGTGGCCCAACAGCAGTGGATGCTGATCCAGCCGGCTGGCTTGCTGGCGCTGGGCACAGTCACCCTGCCGCTGAACACGCAGACGCCGGACGGCACCGAAGTGCTGATCACGACCACACAGCAAATCACCGGCTTCACGCTGGCCATCAATGGGGCGTCTGCATCCTATGGCGCACCGACCACGCTGGCTGCCACGAACTTTTTCCGCATGCGATTTGTGCTGGCCACCAATTCCTGGTACCGGATCGCTTGATCATGGCCACAAAATCCAAAACATCAAAATCCAAAACATCTGTCAATGCGGCTGGAAATTACACCAAGCCGACGATGCGTAAACGTTTATTTGAGCAGATCAAGAGCA